AGCTGCAACAAGAGCTGCACAAAAATTTGAATTAAGTCCTGAACATGATTTAGTTTATTTTAGAACTATTCATTCTTTGTGTTTTAAATTATTAAATATGACTAGAGATAGAATGATGAGTCCAGAGGACTACAGAGAATTTGGAGTTAAATGTAATATACCTATTAAGACTGCATCCTATTCAGAAGAAGATGGTATATTTAATTCTGACAATGAATACTTAACTATTATCAATACAGCAAGAGTCAAAGGTATGGATCTTCTTGAGTGTTATGATTCAAGAAAAAATTTATTAGATGTGGAAAGAAATACTTTGTATTTAATTGACCAAGAATTGAAAAGATATAAAAAAGAAAAAGGATTAAAAGACTTTACAGATTTGTTAGAAGAATTTGTTGAAAGAGATTTAGCTCCTAAATTTAAGGTATTATTTATAGATGAAGCACAAGATTTATCATATTTACAGTGGAAATTAATCAAATCTATATGGAAAAACGCAGAAAAAACATATATTGCAGGGGATGATGACCAAGCCATTTTTAAGTGGGCTGGGGCCGACGTAGATCACTTTATAGCGCTAAAAGATGAGGTGGACGAGATCAGGACGCTTAATCAATCTTATCGTATTCCTGGTGGTCCTATACATGAATTATCACAAAGAATTATATCAAGAGTTAAAAATAGATATGAAAAAGATTATAAACCAAGACAAGAAACAGGTTTATTAAGATATTATACTGATATTACTCAAGTAGATATGTCTAAAGGAAATTGGACAGTTCTCGCAACAGCTAATCACTTTTTAAATGATGTTAAAGAATTGTGTGAATTACAAGGATGGTATTATCAATACAAAGGAATTAATTCTATATCATTAGATTTATTACTTGCATTAAGTAATTGGGAAGACTTTAGAAATAATACACCTTTAAATTATCTTCAAATAAAAAACATCTATAAATATTTAGGTGCAAATATAACCCCTGGATACAGAGATGCTAAAACATTAAAAGCAGAAGAAAAATATTTAATAAACGACTGTATGCAAAATCATGGTTTACTTACTAATAAAGTATGGTATGAATCATTTGAAGGTGTTGATACAATTACAGAAAATTATATTCGTAATATGAGAGCTAATGGTGAGAAGATAAACAAGACTCCTAGAATTCTTTTGTCTACAATTCACTCATTTAAAGGTGGTGAACAAGATAACATTTGTATTCTAACTGATCTAACTGCTGCCGCTGTAAGACAAAGCGAAGATGATCCAGATGATTTACATAGATTATATTATACAGCTTGTACCAGAGCTAAAAAAGAACTTCACATTGTAGATCCAAGAGATTTTAACAAAGCATATATTATATGACAAACAAAGCATTCTTTAGACAAGTAGGTGGTAAACATTATAAAAGTATGAAGATACAGCCATCTATATTTATAAACGAAAACAATTTACCTTTTGCGGAAGGCAATGCGATTAAATACATTTGTCGTCATAGATTAAAAGGTAAGAAGGAAGATATATTAAAAGCAATTCATTATTTAGAAATGATTTTAGAAAGAGATTATAAAGATAAATGACAAGAACATTTCAACAAGTTTTATTTACACCACAAACAGAATGGGTGGTTCCGGAAGAATTAAAAGATCTACGCGGTCACAAAGAAATAGCAGTAGATTTAGAGACTTGTGATCCGGACTTAACGGAACTCGGATCGGGGAACGTGATTGGTCGTGGTAAAATTGTAGGGGTTGCAGTAGCAGTAGAAGGTTGGTCAGCGTATTATCCAATTGCACATGAAGGCGGCGGTAATATGGATAAGAAATTAGTTTTAAACTGGGTACAAGATTTATTTAAACAAGATGCTACATTTATATTTCACAACGCAATGTATGATGTATCTTGGTTAAGATCAACAGGACTTACCTTACCAAAAGATATTAGAGATACTATGATTGCAGCATCACTCGTTGATGAAAATAGATTAAGTTATCGTCTTGATACACTTGCAAAAGAATATGCAGGGATTGGTAAAGATGAAGCAGTATTACAAGCAGCAGCGAAAGAATATGGAATCAATCCTAAAAAAGATTTATGGAAACTTCCATCTATGTTTGTTGGTCAGTATGCAGAAAGAGATGCAGAATCTACATTAAAACTTTGGCATGAAATGAAAGTAGAAATTAATAAACAAGATCTTGTAGATATATTTGATATGGAAACAAAATTATTTCCATGTCTAGTAGATATGAGATTCAAAGGTGTAAGAGTAGATTTAGAAAAAGCAGAGAAAATTAAACAAAAATTGATAGAAGAAGAAAAGAAATTGTTATTTAAAATCAAGGAGTTAACCAAGATTGATGTAGAATTATGGGCTGCAGCATCTATTGCAAAGGCATTTGATGCACTTAAACTTCCGTATGATAAAACAGAAAAGACCGGAGCTCCAAGTTTTACAAGAAATTTTTTAGCAAATCATCCACATGAACTTGCGCAGTCAATTGCAAACGCAAGAGAAATTAATAAAGCACACACAACTTTTATAGATACAATTACAAAACATTCTCATAACGGAAGAATTCATGCAGACATAAATCAAATACGATCTGATGATGGTGGAACGGTGACAGGAAGATTTTCAATGTCTAATCCAAATTTACAACAGATTCCGGTAAGGCATAAAGAGTTGGGTCCATTGATTAGATCTATATTTATTCCAGAAGAAAATTGTAAATGGGGGGTGTTTGACTACTCACAACAAGAACCAAGAATATTAGTTCACTATGCTAAACTACAAAAGTTAGATGGTATTGATGAAATTGCAAATGCATATATTAGTGGTGAAGCAGATTTCCATGCAGCAGTTGCAAAGATGGCAGGAATTGAAAGATCACAAGCTAAAACAATTAATCTTGGATTGATGTATGGTATGGGTAAAAATAAATTAATGGCTGAATTAGGTTTAATGAAAGAAGCAGCAGAAAAATTAATTGCACAGTATCATGCTAAAGCACCATTCATAAAACAATTAATGAAAAGCACAACTAACAAGGCAGAACGATCTGGAGTTATTAGAACTTTAAAAGGTAGAATTTGTCATTTTGATATGTGGGAACCATTAACATTTAATACAGGTACACCTAAAAAATTAGAAGATGCACAAAAGGAATATACTTTTGGTATTAAAAGAGCTTTTACTTACAGAGCTTTAAATAGATTAATACAAGGATCAGCAGCTGATATGACAAAGATGTCTTTGATAAGATTACATGAAGAAGGTATTATACCCCATATACAAATACATGATGAAGTTGATATATCAGTTGAATCACCAGAACACGCAAGTAAAATAATTGAAATTATGGAATCAGCTGTTAAATTAGAAATACCAAATAAAGTAGACTATGAATCAGGAGATAATTGGGGAGATATTAAATAATATACAATGTCTTATTTAAATGCTAATATACCACCCATATACTGTAAAATAAGGAGAGAATATTTATATGACTTACGAGAACATCAAGGAGAAGTTGAAGACTGTGTGGTATTCGGTTTGGGGAGTATTAGCGGGCGTGCATTATTGTTTCACTGCTTACTTACGAACGGTGCAATTTATTGGAGACTTCCTATCTCTGCTTTTATTCAAAGAGGAAGCGGCAGTACTTTGTATAAAGGACAAATGGAACATCAAGATCTCGAAGATCTTCAGCTATGGAATTCATTCAGTTATTATCCTGCTGTTACTACTTTTGATTTTTTAATCGGACAGCGTTGTAAATATTTAGGTAAAGACAAAAAGTTTATTCATGGACAATATTTATTCACTGTGGATTGGGCACATCCGGAACCTAATATATTGGATACTGAACATTCCGAAATTCCTGATCAACATAAGTGTGCTCACATTTTGGCTCTTGATAACGGTAATTATGCAGCTCAACCTAATAATCGTATTCTGTGGAGTATTCCTAGCTTTACAACTTCAACACATTGGCCGGACTATAAAGTACAAACTACGGAGTGGAACGTAGAAAATAGAAGTTGGCAATTAGAAGATACAGATGATATGTTCTATCAAATAGATGCCAAAGAAAACAAAAAAATTTAGAAAACCATTACATTTAGGAGCCAGAATAGAACATGGCATATGTCCCTATTGCAATTTGTTATCACCTTTGTTATTCTTATATAAAGATTTCTACAGATGTTCTCTGTGTGGTGAAGAAGTAGAACAATATATTAACGGAGTTATTAAATACATTCCAATTACAAACAGTAAAAGAATAGGTTTAATGACAGAAACAGTTCAAAAATGAGTAGTGAATTTAAATTAAGTGACCAAACAAGTGTAGCATTACCAGTTAAAAATATAGTAGCTATTATATCTGCCATTGTTGTAGCGGTATGGACTTATTTTGGAATTGTTGAAAGACTTAATAGACTTGAAACAAATGAAAAATTAATGGCGCAAGATCTTTTGAAAAAGGCAGAACAAACTCCAAAAAATCAAGAGATGTATATGTTAATAGAATATCAAGCTAAATCAATTGACAAACATTCTAAACAATTAGAAGAAAACGTACACACAAAAGTATTAATAGCTCAATTAGAAAAGAAAGTAGATAAACTAGAGAAAGAATTAGATTCAATCAGAGGTAAGTAATGATTGAAGTTGTGTTTGCATTATTAATGTATATGAATGGAAAATTAGAAGGATATTCTCCTAAAGCTAATATTGCGGATTGTTTAGAACAAAAACGTAAAGTGGAACGAGATCAAGGAACTAATGTTAATTGGAGTTGTAAAGAAGTTAAAGCTATCGTAGAAGTAGATAAGCATGGAATTAAAAGAATTAAGGAAGTTAAAGAATAGTGGCGCGTAAAGTTCAATCAGGTTCAGGTACATTTATAAAACACACTAATAAGAAACGTCCAGGACGTCATTCTAAAAGACCAAATAAACGTAATAGTAGAAAAGAATATAACGGTCAGGGAAGAAGATAATGAATGCCCGCCCTAGTTGTACTAGGACGAGCAAACAAAAGGTGTGAGAAGAGATCTCCACAATACACTAAAAATAAATTTAATGCAACACTTGACTTTATAGTATATCTTCCCATATAGTTTCATAGAAAGTATAAACAATAAAAGGAGAAGAAAAATGGCTGATACAGCTAAATATAAGTCCCTTTCTGTTGCTATAGCAGATTGGAAAGAGTTAGGAGTTATGGCAGAAAAAACTAGTAGAACTAGATCTAAAATGCTTAACAAACTAATAAAATTCTATAAACAAAATAGAGGAGAAAGAACAAATGGACACGGAAAACAGGACACATAAAATTATTTGTCATGATTGTAATGGTAATGGATATCGTAGAGATTGCTATGGTGAAGTTTACCAATGTAAAGAATGTAAATCACAAGGTGAGATAACATTCACAGAAGAAGAAATGTTAGAGAACATTGATGATGTGGGGTTACCGGTATGAAAAGAAAAATATCCGGCTATTATGGTTATTGGTGTCCAATCAAAAAGAAACGTATATTTAAAACCTTGTATGAGAAAGTAAAATGACTCAAACAGTTGTAAATATAGTGTATGCAGAAATCACAGCCATCGTTGTAATGTGCATTATAATTTATTTAATGTATTTAAATAAAAAATGAAAAAAACAAAAAAGAATAAGGAGCTAGAGCTTGAAATAATTTATGGAGAATTATTTGATAAAATGGTTGAATTAGTTTTAAGAACTAATGAACCACAGATGGTTGCATCTACAATGATGGCTCAATCTTTAAGATTATATAAAACTGTGTTTAAATATCCAGGTGAGTTTAAAGAAGTTATAGAAACAGTTTTAAAGCAATCTGAAAATGTAGAACCATACAATCATAAAACATTACACTAATGGATAATCAATTATTATTATTTCCTGAAAAAATTGTTTACAATAATATTGAATCATTTGACTTATCAAATATTCCTGTTGATTTTTATAGAAAACATTTTAAAAAATTAAGTGATTTACCAAAAGATACTTATTATATTTTTAAAACAGGTGGAATAAATCTTTATATGCAAGAAAAAGGACCTATTTTTCCTTTTGTACAAAACAAAAAAACAAAAACTATTTATTCTGTTTTTTCATCTACAACAGACGTTTATCCTCGTGTAGGAGTAGGAGGATTAACTTTAAGGATTCATAGAATTACAGCTCAAGCTTTTATTCCTAATCCTAATAATTTTATGGATGTAGACCATATAGATGGAAATCATTTAAATTTTGAATTAACAAATTTAGCATGGGCTTCTAAATCTCAAAATATGAAAAAAGTTAATATGAGAGATCAAAAATATTTAAATAGACATGAAAAACTTAAAAGATCAGGAAGTGGTTATTATTAAATGATAAGTAGATCAATAAAAGGTGTATGTTCAGAATTAGTTGCTGTAAAAGATTTTTTAAAGAAAGGTTATTATGTTGCTAGATCAATTGATCCGCAATGTCCGTTTGATATCGTTGTGGTTAACAAAAAAGGGAAAGCCACTTTACTTGATGTTAAGTCCGTATCTCGTCGTAAGACCCAAAGTTATAATTGTAAACGAGGAGATACAATTAATCGTTCTGTATCGAAAAGGCAAAAATCGATGGGCATTAAGATATATTACGCTGAAGGAAATTAGAAATTTTATTATTGGAATGATTGTATTATCTTACATTGTTAGAATATTTATATGAAACATAATCCTAAATTTATCTATCCTAAATCAACGAGATCTTCTGTGGATGGTCATCGTCACTATGATCTAGGGACCGCTAAACTTCCATCGGTTACAACTATTCTATCAGCTACACAGCCACCGGAGAAGATGAAAGCACTAGCCGAGTGGAGATTACGAGTGGGCGCGGATGAAGCGACGCGGATCGTGGATAGTTCTGCAACTCGTGGAACTGCCATGCACAGAATTATAGAAAGTTATTTGACAGGGCAATACCATTTAGATTTAACTGATGTAGGACGCAATGCGCATACTATGGCACAAACCATCATAGACAAAGGATTAGCTAATAAAATCACAGAATATTATGGCATAGAAGCTACCTTATATTATCCAGACCTATATGCAGGTGCTACAGATTTAATAGCTCAACACATTGGATGTGACAGTATTATTGATTTTAAACAAACTAATAAACCAAAGAAAAAAGAATGGATTGAAGATTATTTTATACAGATTGCAGCTTATGCAATGGCCCATGATTATGTATATGGAACTCAAATTGATAAATGTATTATCATGATGTGTGACCCTAACAATCTTTATCAAGAATTTGTCATTCGTGGGTATGAGATTAAAAACTATAAACACAAATTTTTAAGAAGACTTGATGAATATTACAATAAAATCAACAAGTTAACTGGGGTTGACAAAACCTAAAAAATGAACACAATGAAAGAATATAACCAATGAGCAGCTATAGGACTGCACCTTATCTAAAACAGATAAGTTTATAAAATTAACTTACATCGCAGGAGGACAAGTGAATAATTTAAAACATTATGTACTGTATGGATCAATAGCTCTTCTTTGGGCTGTTATCATTCTCTTTGTGGTATTTTCAGAACCCGCCTTTGGCTATTCTAATAACAAAGAATTCATTCAATCCGTCAATAAATGCGCTGACTATTTAGATAAGAAATATAAAAAAGAAGAAAGAATACCTAGAAAATTACTACTCACACAGGCGGCATTAGAATCTAATTATGGTAGGTCTAGATACGCTAAAGAAGGAAATAACTTAATGGGTATATATCAGTTTAAAAATTTACATACTGGGATGACCCCTAGCCAGAACCCAAATGCGAAGTTTAGAGTGGCTAAATTTAAGTCTAAATGCCATTCTGTAGACTATTATATAAATTTACTTAATACGAAAGACTCATACAAATCATTTAGAAATGAGCGTGAACTACAATCTAAAATAAGAGTTAATGATGTAAACCGATATTTTAATCTATTGTATAACTATTCTACTAACCCAGAATATCCACAACTATTGAAAAGAACTTATAAAGAAATAACTGATATGGGTTTTTAATGTGGGGTTTTTAGGCCCCACACCGTTTGTTTACTCGTCTTCGTCTTCATCTTCGATATCATCGTCTAGATCTTCGTCTTCGTTACATTGACACTGGTTATCCTCAAGCTCTATAACTTTATCTCTTAAAGTGTCTAGATCTTCTTGGATTCTATCCATTATATCTTCAATTGATTGTTTCTTTTTAGCCATGCTTAATTACCCCCTATCCGCGATCCGCTAATATCAGATCATTGTGGCATGACAAGGAGAAAGTGGTTCGTGGAACGTGGATCGTTGATTTATATAGCTTTTTTATATTTTGTAGCCACCACATAAGGGAGATTTTAGGGGGTATGAAAAAAAAATAATTCAAAAATAAATCCCGTGGCGGCGTGGCGTCG